CCATCTACTTCACCATAAATTGCTGATGCTGCTGCTGCATAATTAACTCCATCATCACCTCTAAAAAATATACTTCCTAATCGGTCGTTGTCTTGAACAATAGTATGTGAACCCCATGTAGTATTACGACTTTTCAGTAAATCTATTGCACAGCCATGAGCATCTGCTGTTAATCTTGCCTGTAATGTACTAGACGCTGCATAACTATTACCAGCAATTTGTAAGAAACCTCCAAGATCTGTATCAGCCGTAGTTTGCCCCACCAACAAACGACCACTTGAGTCGATCCGCATCCGCTCGGCTGAAGCTCCTTTAAATGATATAAATCCATCATTTGGGTTTTGAAGTTCTATGCCTCCAGTAGCTTGTCTAATGTCAAGTGTTTGTGAACTTCCATCTGTAAACCTTGCTAGAGTTCCTGATCCATTTGTAACTTTAAATTTAAAGCTATCAGATACAGTAGCACCTACTACTACGTCTCCCGAACTAAGAATTGTCATCTTAGTTGAGGCATCAACTTGAAACTTTATTGTGCTATCAGCGTCACTTGCGTCTGTATCTGCAATAATTTTTAGATCAGTTCCATTTTGTTCGATTGTTGATCTAGCACTATCATCAGTAAGGTTAATTGCAGCACCAGCATCAGTACTTTGAAATGTTGCACAAGTATTAGTTGTTCCAGAATTAACAGTTAAACCTGTAAGCGTTCCAAGAGAAGTAATTGCAGATTGAGCAGCACCCGTAACCGTTGCAGCACTTCCAGAAACATTACCCGTTACGTTTCCAGTTAAATTCGCAACAAACGCACTCGCTGACTTATCCCATAACCCATTACTGCTATCTCCCGTAAATGTTACGTCATTCGTGAATGTGCCTCCCGCGAGTGGCATTTTAGTGTTATCAGTTGCACTATCAGAAGCCCAAGTAAGTGTTGTAGGTGTTGACGCATCAGCTTTGAGCACCTGATTTGCTGTAGGTGCAACAGCAGGAAGAGTAAGTGTTATATCTCCTGACTGAGCTTGTGCTTTTAATCCTGTGTAATTAGCTCCATCACCATCTGCTTCACTTAGCCTTAATTCTTTTGCGTTATCAAGAATCAAGTTTCCAGTTAATGTTCCACCTGTCGTAGGCAAAGCAGCATTGGCTGTTGTAGCAGCAGCATCAGCAGCATCTTTCGCAATCTTTACAGCCGCAGGGGTAGCAGCCGTAGTTGTACTTGTGCTATCTGCTGCGTCTGTTAATTGAAGAACACCAACGGCACTTGTCGTTCCAGTAGCAATCTTTGAACCTGTAATCGCAGCAGATCCAGATATATCACCGTCAACAATTACGCCACTTGCAATTGCTGTCAGGCCAGCATTATTTATGCTTATATCTCCTGTAACTGCTACTGCTGTAACCTCATTCGACCCGTTACCAACAAGGATTTGAGCAGAAGTTAAAGCAGCTAATTTTGTAAAAGCAATACCAGCATTAGCGGCTATGTTTGTATTTATTAAGCTTCCGTCAACCATATCTTTGGTGACTGTATTTGTATCTCCGCTTGTAATTACTGTTCCAGTTACGTTAGGCAAAGTAATAGTTTTGTCTGACGTTGTTGGATCGGCAACTGTTAATTTTGTCTCAAATGCGTCAACAGTAGAACCTTCAAATACGAGACTTCCAGTACTACCAATTAACACCTCACCTGTGACAGTACCACCTGCTTTTGCCAACTTTTCATCTTCTAACTCATTAATAGCTAATTGAACATTTGTTGATGAAAGTTGACCATGAGCTTGATATGAAATTGCTGAAGCTTGTTGAGAAGCAACAGTTGTAGAAAGATCAATTTCTACCCATGAACTAGACGTTGAACTAGCAGTTACGCCAAGGAGATAATCAGGAGGCTGTAACTGTCCAGTTATTCCAGCAACGCCACTAGGAGTTCCTTGGACAGAAATAACAACATAACCACCATCTACTGACTCAGATGCAACTGGTAAGTTTTGTCCAACAGTTAAACCAGCCGCAGATCCAGCCGCAGTTACATAATCAACTTGGCTGAGATTTGCATTGTATGTGCCTAATCTGACCAAGGCTCCCTTGGTTAAAGTGGTAATTGGATTCCAAGCGTTACCATCCCACAGGTAAGCATCCTCCGCTATCGGGTCAAACAGGAGCTGGCCTGTGAAGGCTGCTGTTGGATAGCCTAATTGTGCTATAGATTGTATTACTGTAGTTGAGGAATTACTTAACTTAGATGAATCAATAGAGTCATTAGCTATCCTTGCACCATCTAAAGTTCCACTTGTTATTTTGCTTGCAGCAAGATCAGGAATTAACGCTGCTGTTAATGCTGCACCTGCTGTTGCTACACCCTTATTATTAACAGTAATTGATTGATATGTTCCTGCACTAATTCCACTCGTTGAAGTTGTTAAGTTACCACTACCATCAACAGTTAATCCTCCTCCAGATGTAATTTGTACGGCTCCTTTTGCACTCGTAGTTGATACTGGGAGGTCTCCTGCGACTAAAGCTGTGGCAGCAGTTATTTGCCCAGTATTTGAGAATGTGATACCTGAGACAGTTGCACCAGTTACGCTGTTTGATAAAGATAAAACGCCTGATCCGTTAACACTTAAACCAGTTCCAACAGAAACGCCACCAACAGCACTACTCGTTGCTATAGGGAGGTCACTAGCTCCAAGAGCTGCGGTTGAAGTTACAAGTCCCTGAGCATTGAACGTGATCCCAGAGCGAGTTCCTGCTGTTATTACGTTATTAATTCCAAGATTTCCGCTAGCAATATTGAGCGATCTGTCGAGATTAGAAGAATTTAATTTTGCTGGTGTAATAGTTGCATCCCTTATCTTCGTTGCACCGTCTAAGCCTGTTGAAGAGTTGGTAGATGTCTGAACCTTATCGTTTGTAATTGCTCCATCTTGAACAGACCCAGTAGCAACAGATAAATTTGCAAGTTCCGAATCTGTTACAGAGTTTGCTGCTAGTTCATTTGCTGTTATGCTATTTGCTACTAATTTTGTATTCGCAATACTTCCTGCTAATTGTGCATTAGTGATCGTTCCGACTAATGCTGAAGTAGGGTAATTTGTTGCATCACTTAAGTTAAAAGCTGGTGTAGTATCAGAACCTCCAAGTGCTACTGTTACTCCTCCAAAGTTAACATTGGACCCTACAAGTTTAGATACATCAATAGATCCCGCTAATTGTGCATTTGTTATCGTACCAACTAAATTAGTAGTTTTATAACTTGTAGCGTCTGTTAAATCAAAAGCAGGAGTAGCATCTGAAGCTCCTAAAGCAACAGTAATTCCTCCTAAACTTACAGAAGAATTTGCTAATTTAGCATTTGCAATTGAACCTGCTAACTGCGCATTAGTTATTGTTCCGACTAAAGCAGATGTTGGGTAGGCTGTTGCATCAGAAAGATTAAAGGCAGGTGTCGCATCAGCAGCTCCTAGATCAACAGAAACACCACCAAACGAAACACTATCATTAGCTAGTTTTACATTAGTAACAGATCCATCCGCTAAACTTCCCGCCGATATACCTGAACCTACTTTTGCTGCTGGAATATCTCCTGCATCTAAGAACTGTGCTGCTGCTGCAACCAAGTCTTTAACAGTTACCTTTTTAGTTTCGGTAGCACTAATATCTGCTATTGCAAGTACATCAGTCGACTGGATCGAACCCTCTGCTAAAGGATCTAATCCAGTTATCTTTAGATCAGCCATTGACTCCTAACTAAAAACCATTAGCAATAGTTTAAACCTGTTCGAGCAATATGGGACTTTCATCTTCCTGAAGAATCCGATATGTGTCTTCCTGTAATAGATAACCAGGGGTATCACCTGTCTTTAATCGAATAACTCCATTTGTTATAAATTCAACTCTAGTCTCAATAACTTCCGCTGGAGTAACACTCACAGCAACATTTGTAATGATGCAATTCGCTTCGTAAAAGACATTATTTTTAGCATTATTACCGTCACGGTAGAGATAGAACAAACCATCAAAATCTGATCCTTGCTGTGTTCTAACAATTAATTGAGCAAGATAAAAAGGAAATTCCGACTCGGCTCCGTATTCGTTTTTTCTATTTCCTGTGTCATAACTATGCTCCCAAATGCAGGTCATTGTTCCTTGACCGCTAATTAATCCAGCCTCATATTGATTTCTAAATTCATCTCCAAGGTTTGTTAAATCAACTTGTTCCCTACTTGTTGTCATCTCAAAATCTCGAACATTGGCAACGTGCCTAAACCTTTCGTTTCTTGTACGAATTAAAATATCCTGCTTAGAAGTAGGTGCAACAAGAGTCAACGCTGTTGAGATCAAGCCTTCAATTGCCTTAGAAAATGTGTCATACAAACGAATACCACCTACTGGATCAACATGTATAAACCATTTTCCATCTGGATAATAATCACTTGTGGCAGGATCAATATGTCCATCAACGAGTTTTAAAGGTGAATTATTTGCCGTAGCTATTTCCACTTGATCCCCAGACAACAAAGACCCAGAACTATGGTCAACACTAAATCTCTTTGTTGAAGTATTTACATCAGAAGGATCTAACTGTGTCCTCAAGTCAGATTGCAGTGCATCTCTCTTTAGGGCTATCTCACCCGATTGACCAAAATAAACACCCATGATTTACATTGTGACTTCTGTAGGTGCTCCGTTAGCTTCCCAACTAATGTCAGCACTTAAAACTTCACCAACAGCACTATTCATTGAAACACCTGTTACATAGATATTGAATGTGATAGATCTGCTATTTGTCCCATCATCATAAATATTTAATTTTAAAGCAAAAGGAGCATCTGCATCAGCAGCTTTTCCTTCTTCCCCTGCATTTGTACTTGTAACAGCCTTAATACTTTTCCTTAAGAGGGTTGTTACATCTCCAGTCGTGTTATTAGCTGTTTGGTAGTAGAACAACCTTGCACTACCGCTATAGCTTCTAACACCAGGAACAATGGTTCTATCTGTGTCTTCTAAAGAAGTTGTTTCAAGAACAGCTTGTGAACTTGAATAAGACCAAGACTGAACTTTCGCAGCCTTTTCACCTGCAATTAAAAGCTGTCCGTCTTTTCCGCTATAAAAAGCCACGACCTAAAAAATCAATACGTTGTTCTTATTATATGGGTGCATCCAAACAAGCAACAAAACTACAGCTTACATTGCTCATACCTTTAAAGGTACTTGTAACAGAAGGAGGCCCAGAATAACGCCACTTTAACCCTGATCCATCCTCTTTAAAATAATTAGAAAGGCTTGTACTACCTACTCCTGCTGTTCCACTTGCAGAAGCAAAAGTTACATAATCCCAATCAGAAGTTACATCTTCATAATTAGCCAAAATCAAAGCAGCATCAGCATCAGTAATATTTGAAAAACCAAGGCTCAAGGTTGCATTAACTCTTTTATTTCCATAACGAATATGTGTCTTCGTCCCGTCTAAAGATTCAAAGTTTGTACTTGGATAGTTTCCAGGTGTGTAACTTCTGGAAGTTGGTTTAATGCTTGGAAAAGCTCTTGCAGTTGCCATTAATCCCCTTCAGTAAAGATCAAAGTATTTGAATTAGACCAATTTTGTAACATTGCTAGTTTACCGTCTGCTGTTAATTCTGCGTACGAACCAGTTAATTCCACAAGGCCATCATCTCCAAAAGTAATACTTTCTACTTTGTAGCACTGATCAGATGCTTCTGATTCCTTAATTGTAAATAACGAGCCAGCAAAAGCTTTAACAGCATTTGTGTTAGAAAAATCTACTGTAGCTTCTGTTACTGGCATTATTTCGCCAGCAACTATTGTTGACGGATTCCAATAGTAGAAAGTCTTGCTACCACTAATGGTGTCTCTACTTACGACAGTTCCATCTTCAAGAATTGCCCCATTGTTAAATCTTTGAACGTGTTGTGTTGTTGAAAAAACCCTGATGTAGTCACCAGGTCTAACCCCGTTGATGTAATGAGGGGCTGTTTTAAAACTTACTGTGTGATCTAGATGTTTTCTTAAAACTAATGTGTATTTTGCAAACAGAACTGCTGCTGCACGGCTAGTACAAAAACCGCTTAAATCAAAAGTCTCTAATGGATCGTCTACATGTGAAACTAAAACATTTCCATTGGCATCTTTTTCTTCAGCTAATTGAATAACAGCAGATTTTCTTTCAGGGAATCCATTCTCTTGTTCTTGACGATAAAGAACATTTGCTTTGAAAGCTTGCCTATCTTCTGGAGATAAGAAAGAAACATTTAAATCACTGATATTCCCATCAGTAAACATTGCTTTAATTTTTGGCTTTGAATGTGGCCCATCTAGGTCAATTTCAAACGTATTAGGATCAAAAGGAACAGCAGGGTATAAGCTGAATTTGCCTCCAATAATCGTAAAATCTAATAAACAGTAAAGAGCTTGTTGATAAATAAATTCTCTTAAATTTACTCGATCCGCAACCATTCCATCCCAGAAAAGGTTGTTTGCCTTACAAAACTTTGCTGCAACTGTCATGTTTACATCATCAACAGAAGATTCACTAATAACTGCTCCAGCTCCTAGCGTTTTATCTGTTAACAAGGCATAAGCAATTTCAGGAAATAAACTTGTTGCCTTTCGAGTTCCATCTATCAAACTTTTAACCTTTACTCCTTCTTTAAAGTAAGCAGAAAATTGACTGAAGTTTGTCCAT